CTTAGAAAATTCTTTCTTCATAATGTTAATGTATATAAAATGTTGTGTGTTGGTTATCTATTATAGTACTTGTTCACCTTTTCTACTACTATACCCAAGTCATTGGGGATGTAAAGGTTGTCAAACATACCATAAGGAGACTTTGGAGAGGACGTGAACTCGTCCTCATTGGTGATGAACTCTTTGATTACCTTCTTGGAGGCAGTGTCAAACCTACTTCTGCCTACAAGAGTAACATCAAACTTACCTTCTGGCGTTACGTATTCATCAACCATCTTTCCTGTGGTCTTCATCTTTAGATAGATTCTACTATCCTGTTGGGGGACTTCTTCTCCATGTGCAAGCACTATGATGTTCTTGTCAGAATCACCATACTTCTCAATGGCTGAGAATATCTTACCCATGAAGTAACCAATCTTCTTGGGAGTCAATTTGTTATCCTAGGAGTTTTTTATCTCCTAGTTCTATACCTTTTTGCATTATTGGTATAGTTCGGCGTACATTTTCACCCATAAGGGGCTGGGTACTCTTGGGAACATTATATTCTGTATTACAGGTTCAGTTCCTACGCTCTACACTGTGCAGTCCTTTTATCTACTGCATTTAGCACGGTATTAAGGATTGATTCTTTCCTCTATAGAACCATCTGCTACTATATATCCTAATATATAAGCCTTTGTTTCGCTATTAATAGTCTTAAAATAATCACTATTGTGTCTTTTCTTATTTGGAATAAAATCTCTCATATCAATATTATTTTATCTTTGGTTGGCAAAGACACAAATAATTATTGATATATGCAAATCTTTTCACCGTTTTTATCCAGTTCTTTTCACCTAAATTACTTTAGGCAGGGACACTCATTCTATCCCAACCACCCTTGAGTGCATTGTCCATGTAATAGTCCTGCATCAGATAGTTAAAGTCATCAACCACAATGTTCTTAAAGGGACTCTGTAGGAGTTGCTCAATGGCGTAAGCAACCTGCTCAGGGTTATTGGTGATAACCCTATTACCACCACTCATATTGTTAATAGGTGTGGTCTTATACAACTCTCTACTCCCAGGGAATGTCAATGGCTTTGAGGTAACACTAATGACATAGGTTTCCTTAGGGTCGAGACCAACATGGTTCAACTCTTCTACCTTACCCATGCTAAAAGTCTTACCAAAGCCAGACTTTGCAAGAACTAAAATTCTGCTCATTGTTTTCTTCTCTAAATTGCAAAGGTAGTAATTTTCATGTACCCCTGCGATGTCATAATGAATTTACTTAGTGTGTTAGAAGAGATTTAATTAAGTTGCTTGAGATAGGCATAGACTTGTCCCATGCCTGCTGTGTTCTCAGGTTTAGGCAATTCAGCCCAATTACAAGTAGCACCATCAAAGAACAAAGCTACTATGCCCCCCAGCTCGCCATCCCTGTTTACTAGGACTTCCAATGTTCTAAAATGGTCTTTGAACTTGTCAATAGGATACCCAAGGTACTCCTTGAGTCCAAACCTAAAAGGACTAAACACACCTAACACAATGTTAGCATCATGTGATGTGTACTTACTATCTCCTAAGCCAGCTGTAGTTGGTCTGGTCCTATTGAGTTTAACACTCTCTATAGACTCATTATCCGTGTTCTGCTGCTGTATATTTATAGGAGACTGCCCATACCTGTCTCTAAGAAGAATGCAATACTCACTCCATTTGTCAATGGCTTGCTTCTTTGTAAAACCTCTCTCAGTCTGAATTAGATTAACAGTATCAGTTAAGACAAGGACATACTCATCAGGATTGTTAGGAATGTACTTATCAAATACCTGAACCTCCTTCTCCAACCCAAGTTCATCCTTGACTGTGATAGTCTTTGTAACCACCTTCCCATGTTCTTCTGCATACTGCTTACAGAACTTATACATACCTGTGGGGTTAGATTCATCCGAGAAGACTACGTGGGACTCAAAGTAATCCACTATGTCTATGAACTCATCAGACTCTATCTTATCAAGTATCTCTTGAGGAACTGGTTTTTCATTATCAGAACTCCTTAAGTCTGAAGGACTTATCCTAATCTTGAAATGCTGATTAAGAAGCCAAGAGTAGAACCTAGTCATTATTCTCTGCTTTGTTTCCTCCAATGGAAAGTAAAGTATCTTCACAGACACTCCAGTTTGTTTCTCATTGTAGTAACAATACATGAGTGCATCAAAGAGCAAGTGAGACACCAACTGAGTCTTTCCTCCCTTGGTAAAGCTAGTCACTATATAATAGGTAGACTGCTCCCAACCTAGAAAATCTCTTGAGAACCTTTTGAATGGTGAAGGAATTGTATTCACACCGCCATCAATCAGCCTCTGTCTCCTTGCCTTAAGCATTTTGTTAGTTTCTTCTCTTAGACTCATCTTACACTATCCATCCAACTCTCATTACTCACATCTTCATGACCTGCATTTTCAATGTAACTGAGAAACTGAGAGGTTTCATCCCCTGTTGTAAGGTTCCTCTTACTGATGAAATATTTCAGTACTTGCATGAACTGATAATCACCATTAAAGGATTCCACATACTTCTTAGTGGCTTCTATAGCCTGTTCATCCGTGAATACAGCCTTATACTTCTTTACGATAGCCTTTAACTTTTTGGCAATAATAGGCTGGCTGTCTCTCCACATGAGCTTAGTACCTGGTTTTCTACCTTTAGGGAATATTTCTTGCATCTTCTTAGCAAGCTTATCAAATCTATCTTCTTCGGAATTTGAAAGGTGGAACTCGCTATTCAAGAATATACTTTCAATGATGTCCACACCAGTTTGGGTTAATCTAGCATTAATAGGCTCTCTCTTGAGGTCAAACCCATCAAATTCTATTAACCCTCTGGCACAGACATCCTGAAAAGTGTTAGAGGAAATAAGTTTATCAAGATATAGAGAAGCTATGTAAAGAGCAGTATCTACGGGAATTTTTAGTTTCTCGCATTCTTTTACATCAAAACATAACTTCATACTTGTTCACCTATACCTTCTGAATATATGCAAGTTCTCTATTCAAAGTGTTGTTAAATACATCACAGACATTGTTCATGAAGGCTATCTCCTTCTCATAGTACTTGACTATAGCACCAAGTATTCTCTTAGCTATAGCACAAGCCTTTGAGTTGGCCTTTGCCATCACAATTTTGTCTGCCAATTCCTGATTAGGAGTATCATCACCCCTTCTCTCTGTCTTAGCCTTGACTGCGAAGGTGAATGCAGGAGCCTGAGGATTCCTATTGAACCCAAACTTAATACCTTGAAAACCGCCTGCTGCCTCAAAAGCTGCTCTTATCACATTAGGACTAAGAGCCTGACTTCCCTGACAGAAGACACGATTCAGAGGTATGGCATAATGTGCCACCACCACAGTCAGTTCATTGTGCTTGTCATTAGCCTCACGACGAATGTAAGTAGGCTTATTGGCAAACACCAAAATGGGCTTTTTCTGAAACTTAATCATAGTTTTAATTCTGTTAAATTTGTTATTGTTGTTACTAGCTGGGGATTGTAATCCTCCAACATTTTCTCTACCAGCTCTTGGTCTCTAGTACCCTTAAAATATGGGATGATAATCACAGGGTCAGGATGTCTTAGCAACCTACCTAACTTCTGCTTAATCATCCTCTCAGAACTGTTGAGAACAGCATACACTCCAACCCTACAATTGACAAGATTCACACCCTCATCAAGCATATTACATGCAGTGATATGGTCTATGAGTCCATCATTGAACTGCTTTAGATTTTCTTTGGACTGCTTGGTATTCTTACTGTTTACACAGTAAGTTCCAAGCTCCTCAGTTTGAGCTATTCCATTGCAGAATGTGAGAGTACGTTGGTCAGTAAGTGATGCCAAGATGGTTTTAACGAACTCAGATTTCTGTTCACTCAGCCATTTAAGTCTATCACCTGACTTCCTTAGGAATAGGTTCTTGAAGACTTTATTGAACATCTTGTTCTTATACCAAGCAATCATAGCAGACATATCATCATAGTACTGCTTCTGAGTACATTCAATGACTATTCTCCTATTTTTTACTTTGGCATAGTCAAACCTTCTATGATATGGTATCACTAGTTCTACCTTTTGGGACTTGTTCTTGACTATCTGATAGCAAACTCTGGTGTTGTCCAAAGTCATAGGAATGAGATAAACCCTAGGGTCAGGTAGAATCTTCTCTTGTATAGCCTGTTTGGTTGATACCTTATAGGTGTACAAGTTAGGAAACAATACCTTTAATTCCTTCTTGAGTTCTCTTCCTACAGTGGCAGACAGCATGAAACAATAGCCCATAAAAAAGTCATCAAGGCAGTCCCTGCATCTAGCAGAGAGGTGATGTACCTCATCAAAGATAACCATGCTCCACACACCCGCCTTCTTTGGGAAGGACACATAGGTTACAAACTCCACATAGGGTAGATAAGACTCCATGTCCCATTTTTTAAACTCAACCTTCCAGTCGTCAATCAGCACCAGTCTTGGTATTACAATCAGAATGTGAGTGTCAGTAGAATTGTACTTATCCTCAGGAATCTTGGACTTCAGAAACTCAAGAGCTATCCTTGTCTTTCCAAAGGAGGTAGGCAACTCGCACAATATGTTGGGACTATCTATCTGTAGAATCTCATCCCTTGCTTTCTCTCTTGATAACATAATTATACTTTTAAGATTTTTCTTTACCAAATACGTCCTTTGACAAAGAACGAGCCATCTCCTACTGTTCAGGAGTAAGGCTTATCGTTACTTTTTTAGTATTACTCATACCAAACCATTGTTTTTAGCCCAAGCATACCCTTCTGTTGTTAAGGCACAAATTTCATATCCTTCGCTTACATCACAACTACAAAGTCCTTTCTTAACAAGGCTACCCAATGCTCCTGCAAGTTGTTTGTTTTTATTGGTTACTGAGAATGACCAAACCGCCCAATTAACCATTTGCTCACCAGTTACATCCATATATTCACTATTAAGGATGTTTTCAATTACCTTTCTTTCGAGGTCTGTTACAAATTTCGTGTCTTTTAAATTTTCCATTGTTTTTAATTTTACATTACAGCTTCATTGCTAATAGCACTTCAAAGGCAGGTATTTATTTTATATTTACACACTGTTTAACAAATGTCTGTTCAAGTATAAAAAATGGCAGGCAGGATTTACCCACCTGCCATCAGAGACTCACTTGTTCATATTTTAGTCGTCAAACACTGTGTAGGAGTCCACTCTGCCACCTAAACTTGCAGCTATAGCATTAAGGTGCCATTCCAGTCTCTGTTGTATGCTTGCAGCTCTCCATGCTTGAACTTCAAAGGGAACCCCATCTACCCACTTCTTGGTCTTCCTGTCAAGTCTAGACCTTATAGGCATATAAGGTTTGAAGTTCTTGGGAGCCCGATAACCACGTGGCATTTCACTACTAATCATGTAGTCATAAACCTCTTGGCACATGTTGATACTCTGCTTTACTTCCCTGCTCTTACGAGT